AACTGGATCAGCGAATGGACTCAAGATGCAGCTTACGAACTTCGTAATGCAGTAGAGCAAGACGTTATCCAAAATATTGCTGGAAGTGCAACTACTAGTAAAGGTGGTGCATTAAACGCAACTAATGGCGGACCTTTGTTTGCAGGTGCAACTGATGTAGATTTAGTTGATCACATGATCGACTGTGCATCTGACTTAGACGCATTGAATGTTCCTGATGATTCTCGTTTCTTCCTTCTTCCTCCTGCACTAGTAGGAATAATTAAGAAGGGCGACATGGGTGACGCTAATAAATCAGGTGATTCTGTTTCTATTAAGCGTAATGGACAAGTTGGAATGATTGATCGTTTCACTATCTATCGTACTAACAACTTAACAAAAGTTACAAATGGTGGCGGAGGTGGAAACACAGTATTCACTTGCTTGTTTGGACATAAAGCAGCTACTACATTTGCTACTCAATTGTTAAAGAATGAAATGATTCCTAATCCTGATGGGTTTGGAATGCTTCATCGTGGACTTCAAGTTTATGGCTACAAAGTAGTTAAGCCTGAAGCTTTAGGTGCAAGCTTTATTTCATCTGATGCTGAAGCAGCATCGTAATAATATGGGGGAGTAATCTCCCCCTTTATTTTTTTAAATATTAAAGAGGTAATTATGTCAGAAGAAAAATATATTAAAGGTCAAAACGGAATAGTTATTCCTTGGTTTGAAGCTGCAGATATGAATGTATGGGAGCTTTGTAATAAAGATGGGCTTACTGCTACAGAAGCTCTTGTTGAAAAAGAAGAAGAAGTTGTTGAAGAAACTCCAATAGAATCTTTAAAAGAAAAAGCTAAAGAGCTAGGTATTCGTGGATGGAACAATGCTAAAGAAGCTACGTTGAAAAAGAAAATAGCTGAAGTTGAGGCAGAAGATGGCGAAGAAGAAGGATCCTAAATTAACTAGAGCTGGTGTTTCTGGTTACAATAAACCTAAAAGAACTCCTGGTCATAAAACTAAATCTCATGTTGTAGTTGCTAAAGTTGGCGATACAACTAAATTAATTAGATTTGGTCAACAGGGTGTTAAAGGTGCTGGTAAAAATCCAAAGTCGGCTAAAGATAAAGCTCGTAAAAAAAGTTATTATGCTAGACATAATGCACAAGATGCAAAGCCTAGTAAACTAAGTGCAAGATACTGGTCACATAAAGTAAAGTGGTAGAGGTTTAAAATGCCAAGAGTTGGAAAAAAGAATTTTGGTTATACCAAAAAAGGAATGAACAAAGCTAAAAAATATGCTAAAGAAGTAGGGTTAGATATAGATTTAGCTGGCAAAAAAAAGTCAGTAGGATCTAGTTCTATTAAAAGAGGTATGAAATATAAAGCTTCTGCTAAGAATAAAAAAAGCGGAATAAGAAGAGGTAAATAATGCCAACAGAAATTATAGCAATGTTAGGTGGTTCTATCTCTGGATTTGTAATGAAAATGATTGCAGCACAAGCTCAATCACAAGCTACAATGATGGAGAATATGTTAAAAAAACAAGGTGCTGCAGATGATTCAGCTGATAGAGCTGCTGCTAGAGTAGGACCAGCAGGTGCAATTGTTCGTAGGACCATAGCATTATGCACATTATTTGCTGTTATATTTGCACCATTTATTATGGCTTTTTTTAATGAACCTATAACTATAGAAGCTAAACCAGCTTCAGGCATATTTGGTTTTATGTTTGGAGATATGTTCTCAAAAGGTAATGGATGGATAGAGTTGCAAGGATATGTTTTGTTGCCAGAAGTTAGACAGACTATGCTTGCGTTAGTTGGTTTTTATTTTGGAAGTTCACAGGTGAAATAATATGGCTATGAAAAAAAAGAAAGCGAAGAGTAGAGTTAATGAAGCAGGTAATTATACAAAACCTACAATGCGTAAAAGACTTTTTAATGAAATCAAAGCTGGCGGCAAAGGTGGTAAACCTGGTCAATGGTCTGCGAGAAAAGCTCAGATGTTGGCTAGAAGATATAAAGCAGCTGGTGGCGGATATAAATAATAACTAAAATAACTAGGAGAAAAATTATGCCATACGGAAAAGGTACATATGGAAGTAAACGTGGAAGACCATCAAAAGCTGGTAAAGCAGCAGCAATGAAAAAGATGACTCCCGCTCAAAAGAAAAAATTAATGGCTATGAAAAAGAAAAAGTAATGGCTTTAAAAAAATCACAAAAATCTTTAAAAAAGTGGACAGCACAAAAGTGGCGTACTAAATCTGGTAAGCCTTCTACTCAAGGGTCGAAGGCTACTGGAGAACGTTATTTACCTGAAAAAGCTATAAAGGCTTTGACACAAAGTGAGTATGCCAGTACAACAAGAGCTAAAAGAAAAGCTAGTAAAAGCGGTAAACAGTTTTCTAAACAACCGAAAAAAATAGCAAATAAGACAAGAAAATATAGGTAATCAAAATGAATATAAGAAATTATAAGTTTACAAACGGAGATTCAATCCAGGTAGGAAGCTGCACTAATGCATCAACAGCAACTGCTACAGCGGTTGCTGTAACAGGTATTGTTGAAATACAAGATGTATCTGGTGGCGGTGGATTTATTGCATTTGGTGATTCAAGTGTTTCTGCACCTTCAGCAGATGCGGCAGGAGCTATTTACATTCCACCTTTTGGAATAACTAGACCTATCTCTATTCCAACTGGTGTTACTCATGTAATAAGTAGTTCTGGATTTAAAATAAATGTTCGCTCTTTAGGATCTTAAAATGTATCTTAATCAGGGACAGCTATCATCGGGTGGTAATAAATTACTACCTGAGACTACTAACTTAACATCATGGTTAGCATCACCTACTACTGATGGGAAAACTATTCCTAATATTCAAGGTACTGCTGCTAATCTTACTGGTATTAACTGTATTCAATTTACTTCAGGAGGTGCGGCTGATTACATTGATCTTGAAGATACTATTACAACAACTAGTGCTTGGGAGCTTGAATGTGATATAATGTGGACTGACTTTGGAAGTGCAAATAGTGGCGTTGCTTTCTTGTCAAGTGATGATGATACTAAAGAATTTATTCGTATAAATGGTGCTGATGGAGATAATTTATTTTTTGAAGGAAAGCTAGGTGGCACTCAATTTCGTGAGTATGCTTTAAGTTTTTCTTTAGCTTTAAATACAGCATATAGATTAAAAGTTGCTGTTGATGGAACAGCTGTAAAAATTTATATTGATGGATCATTACAACAAACAATTACTTGGGGTAATAATGCTAATGCTAATGTATTTGGTAGTATAGGTAGACCAATAGCTGTACAAGGAACAGCTAAACTTGCAAACTGGAAAATTAGTTCTGGTGGAGTTATTTTAGCACATCTTCCAATTCAAGAAGGTTCTGGAACTAAATGTTATGATATAAGCGGTAAAGGTAATCATGGAACTGTAACTAATTCTACATGGACAACCGCTGATGGTTTTGTATCTCACAATACTTTACATGGTTTTACTACAGACAGTTCAGTTAAAGTACCTGCATTAGATAATAAAACATTACAAACACTTACATTAGATGGGGATAATGATTATATAGACATACCAGAATATACTATAGTAGATGGTGATATTATTGATATGCGTTTTAGAGTTATAACCAATGCTCTTAATACTGCTGATGGTAGTGGTGGTATAAGAGTAATTTTTGGTGGAGCAAGAGACGCTGATACTGATGGTCAAAATGATTACTTTGCTATCTATGATGGAGCAGATGCAGATAGTGTTGAAGTAGACCCTCCTTCATCAGGTGCAACAGGTAGACAAATATTTAGACACGTTGATTATAATGTTGATGGAGATGATAGTAACGAAAGTGCTGATAAAGATAAACAAATTCAAATAGGTGATGGCGTAATAGATGTTAAGTTAGTTGTATCTGGAAGTAATGTTACATCTACTATTGATGGTGCTGAATCACAAACAGAAGCAGGTGAATTTGTAGGATTTAATATAAGAAGAATATCAGGTGGCAGAGGAAAACGATACCTTAATGCAGAATGGCATAGTTTTAAAATTACAAATAGTAGTGGTGTAGTACAAAGAAATTATGAGTTTCAAAGTTATGGTACTACTATAGTAGATAGTGTTTCATCAAGCAACAATGGAACACTTGTTAATGCTACATTAACTAATGCTTATAAAACTCGTGTAATAGATTCTTCAGGATCATTAGTATCTGCTGATTATGAAAACAATAATACTTCTATAGGTAATCCATCTGGGTTTGTACATAATCAATCTGAAGTTGGATTTGATTTAGTAAGTGTAGATAAAACTTCAGCTAATATATTAGGTGTAGATAATTCTAGTGAAGATGATGATTTTGCTAGAGAAGATTCTAATGGAAATGTAATACAATATTTACAGTATAGTACTGGTATATCTGGTACATCTTTAACAAGAACAAGAGCTTATGTTGGATAATATGTATGAGCAAGAAGGGTCAAAAAGTAAGATTTGAAGGTATAATATATACCGAAGATGAGGTTAAAGAAAATGCTAAATCAAGTAGTGGAAAAAGTAAAATTATACAGCAAGAAGCTAGTAGCCAAACTACTACAGCTGTGGCGACCGAAACAGCTTCGCAAGCAACTCAAGGAATTGTTCAAGCAGCTGTAGCACAAGCTCAAAGCTTAGGAGCTAGTGGGTTAGTTGCTATGGGTAGTGCTGGAGCTTTCCAAGCTAATCATATATTTGATAATTCACATGAAGTATATGAAATAGCAACTCCATTAGTATCTGAATTTATAGATACTGGAACTATGACTCCTCCTGAAAATTCTAAATTTGCAGGTGAAACAATACCTGTAGCTAAATCTTTTGCAGGAGTAAAAGTAGGCGAAGCTCGTAAACAAGCAATAGCTGAAAAAGCAGCAGCTAAAGCTATGAGTCAAGAAGTAAAACAAGCAGTAGAACAAGCTAAAGAAACAGCTAAACAATCTGAAGAAACAAGAAAAGCAGTAGTACAAGAACAACAGAAAAAAGCACAAGCTGAAGCTAGAGAAAAAGCAGTAGAACAATTAGGTGAAGAGAAAGTTCAAGAGATAGAAGAAAAGTTAAATGAAAAAACTGAAAGTTTGCCTGAACCAGATACTCCTGCATTACCAGAACAAAATGCAATAAGAGAAGCATTTAGAGGTTTATTTAACAGAGATGATTTTGAGGAGGATGCAACACCAATATGATCTATATAGAAATAATTTGGGAATCCATAAAGGGTAACGTAATAGCAGTTGGTATAGGAATCTTAGGATTGTTAGCAACTATTAGTATGTTTATGCCTAAAGATTCAAAACTGTATAAATTAATTAACTTCCTAAACAAAAAGTAAAACAATGAAAAATACATTAATAACTATAGCAATAATATATTGGATAAACTTAGTAGCTGCTGCTATTTCATATTCTGATTATATATATGATTTAACAGCAAACTTAAATGAAAGTTCGTCTACCTTGATAGATCAACAAACTCATTACTATGAAATGTTTCATATTACCTATAATGGAATAGCAAATGTTACATTTGATAACTATGATGCTAATCTTATATCTCCATATGATAACGGAGACTATAGTGATCCTTATTTATATTTGTATTTACTAGAAAATACTTTAGTTCCTTCTATAAATAATATAGCTAAATCATATGTATTATACAATGAAGATGATGATGGTAATGAAGAGTTAGCTGAAGGGTTATATTTTTATTTACCTAATGTTGCATTTACTAATGAAATGATAGCTATAGTTACTTCTTATGATCCTTTAACTACAGGCACGGTTGATTTTAATATTTATAGCGATTCTCCATTAACAATTATTCCTGAACCAGTATCAGTTGGTCTTATATTTGTAGGAGGTTTAGGATTATTATTAGCAAGGAAAAGAATATGAAAAAAGATGGAGAGTTTAGTGTAAAAGAAAAAGAATGGGTATCTACAGCATCTAAATATGTAGATAGCAAACATTTACCTATTTTAGGACAGATACTTAAAATTGTAGATACAACATCTTTAATGATAGGTCGTGCTATTTTTATAGGTATAATATTAACAGCAGTAGGTATATTAGGAGGGAAGTTTTTTAAATAGTTGTCGGGATTTATTTTTTATGAAATAGTTTCTGACAAGACCACCTAGATGAGGAAGGGTTTCCTCCTTTTACCCACCCATCTAGAGCTGGTCTGTTTAGGAGTTATTATGAGTATTACAGGAACAAAGTTAATTGATCTAATAAGAGGTTTTGTAGTAGACCAGGTTGTAACTGGAAGAACTAATTTATTTACAGATGCTTTAATTATAGATGCAATAAACTATGCAAAGCATGAATTTTTTGGGTTAAGACCAGATGTTTTTATTACAAATATGTCTAGTGTTTCTGAACCTACTGATTTATCTACAGCTTCAGATACATTAACAATAGAAAGCTGGGGAGTAACTCCTTTATGTTACAAAGCTGCTTCAATTCTTTTATCACAAAAAAGTAAGGATGAATTTTACAGAAAAGCTGCTGATGAAATGCTGGCAAAATTTAATGGGAGTATCTAATGGCTTTTGATAATGCAAAAAGAATCTTACAAGATAGTGAAGCAAGAGTAGCTAGTTCAGCAGAAGGAATCTATGATGACGATTTAGTAGTTTTGTTTTGGCAAAACATTGAAGCTCATTATATTGATGAATGTATTAGATACTTAAATGATTCTAGTGTTAGAGCATTAACTGGTCCTACTACATTTTATGATACTACTTTTAATGATGATCTATATCATCTTCATGCTTACTATAATGAAAGTGATCAACGAATATATCGTGTATTAATGAAGTCAGCTGCTACTACAAGTAGCATTACCCAATCAGGAACAAAGTGGAGACTTCAAAGTGGAGAAACTTATCAAGCAGGAACAAGTAATTTAGTTCTTGTTATGTATAATGTTGATCCTGATTATATTGTAGCTCTTGAAACAGAATCTTTAAGTACTACTTATGAAGGAACAATATATCTTTTAGGAGGAACTCAGTTAACAGGAACTTGGCATTCTATTGCAAGGGAATCTGATTTTAATTCTGATACTGGTTTATATGATTTAAGATGGTATGTGTCTAGATATGAAGCAAAAGAATATATGTTTGTTTCAAAAAGAAATTCTTTTCAAGAAGAGGTACAATTTTATAGATATAGAATGACCGAAACTTCTATAGATGATTTTGAAAATAATTACTATTTTGATACATCAACATTAGGTGATTATTATTATTCTGCAGATGGTTCAAACTATACTAAAAAAAATAACGCAAGTGCTACAGGAACATTACCATCTACTGCTAAAAACATTTTAACATCAATAGCTGGAAGATCATTAAACTATGAACAAAGACCAGATAGAGATACTGGCGAAATAGATATAGTTGTAACATTTATTCACGATACAGCAAGTACAGCTGAAGGCGGAAGTACATCATCTGCAAATAGTACAGTAGTTACTATAACTAATAATGCTACTCAAGAGTTAGGAGATCCAACTCCTAGTTTTAAATTAACAATGACAGGAACTCATTCAGCAGCTACAGGAACATACCAACTTAATCCTAATCTTTCTCGATATGAAAGGTTAAGCGATAATCTTAATTACGATGAACAATGGACTATATTTAGAGATTCTCAACAAACTGGAACTGATACTTATGCTCATTCATGGTTGTTATATGATGAAGTAAATAATAATCAAGTTTATTTTAGTAGTAATTATAGTACACTTGCTGCATTTAAAACAGCAGAAAATAATCCTACAGATGGTACTATAACTAATGGTACTTTTTCTGAAAAATCAGAAGGTCTTCATCATGTACAAGACAACTCTACTATTCAACATGAAAGTCAACAGTTAGAAAATGGTTTGTTTAGAAACGTACAAACAATTAGTACTAACTTTAATCAAACAGCATCATCTGAAAGTAAACTACACGCTTATACAGATACTGTTGAATTTAATAGTGCAAGCACAACTTCAGTAACTCCTGGAAGTCCATCGGCTGGTACTCAAGTAACAGTAGAAAATACTCCTAATGAAGATGGTACGTTTAACACAGTCAAAAGAACTAGAGTATTTAATCTTCAAACTGCAACTAGTGGTAGTTGTAATGATGCTTATACAGAAACTGTTATTATAGAAGAAAATGCTAGTTCAGCATTAGGAACACCTGCTGATCAAAGTAATGGCGTAACAGTTATACATGAAAGTCAAGAGTTAGAAAACGGTAAGTTTAGAAACATAACTAGAACTAGAACTGCTAAATCAAGAGATAATGTTACTGATGAAAATACTACAGGAGCTGATGGTCAAGCTGGATTTACAGAAACTATTGTAAAAAAATATAATCAAACTAATCCTGAAAATACTACAGGAGATACAGCAGCGGGAACAACTATTACTGTTGAAAATATTCTTAGAGATGATGGTAAATATGATACCATTAAAAGCACAAGAGTAGATAGAAATAGAACTGCTACATCTGGATCTACTAATGCATTTTCTGGAGAAACTGTTGTTATTGCTACTAATGCTTCTAGTGCATTATCTGCACCAAGTGATCAAAGTGATGGGACCATAGTTATTCACGAAAGCGAACAATTGGAAAATGGTTTGTTTAGAAATATTACTAGAACTAGAACTGCTAGAACAGATATAGCTACTGTTACAGACAATACAGAGTTAAGTGATGCAGGAGCAGGTGGATATACACAAAGTGTTGTTAAAAAATTCAATCAAAGTAGTGCTGAAACTATTTCAGAAAGTGATACAGAAGCTGGCACAATAGTAGAAGTACAAAATAATATTAACGAAGATGGTACATACAATACCATTAAAAGTATACGAACAGAAAGATCTTTAACAGCAGAAGGTGGATCTACTACTGCTTTAAATAAAGAAGAAATTATTATTACAGTTAATGCTGCTGCTGAATTAGGAGAACCAAGTGATCAAGCAGATGGAATAATTTTATCTCATCAAAGTGAACAGTTACCAAACGGTTTATTTAGAAACACTCAAAGAAAAGTTACAGCAAGAACAGATGTAGCTACTGTTACAGATAGTACAGAAATTAGTGATGCAGGTGCAGGTGGTTATCTTGAAACTATTACTAAAAAAATAAATCAAAGTTCGCAAGCTACAATAGATGAAAGTGATACAGCGGCAGGATCTATTGTTACTGTTGAAAATACTATTAATGAAGATGGCACCTTTAATACTCTTAAAAGAGTAAGAACAGAAAGATCTTTAACATCTTCAGCTAAATCTGAATCTGTTAATACATCTACAACAGTAGAAATTGTTAATAATGCTTCAGCTGCACTTGGAACTTCTCAATCAACTCCATCAGCAGGAACAACTATTACTAGAGAAAGTACTCCTTTGGATAATGGTTTATTTAGAAATGTAACAACTACAGTCATTGATAATTCAAGATCTGATACTGAAGATACTTTAAGTCAGTTAGTAAGCGAAGATATTAACATTACTTATCATACAACTATATCTGGTCAATCAGCTTTATCAGCTGAACAAGGTAAAATTAAAACAAGAATTAATGAAGAATTAGATAATGGTAAATATAAAGTTACAGAAAAAACTATAACATCATCAGCATTTCCATCTAGCGGAGCAATAGATGATCAAGTAATTGTAGGTGCTGGTGGATCAACTGATGCAGGATATACTGAAGATATAACTAAAAAATTCAATCAAACTTCTGAAGAGACAATAGATTCATCAGATATAGCAGAAGGAAAAATTGTTAGTGTACAAAATAATGTAAACGAAGATGGCACTTTTAATACTGTTAAAACTATAAGAAGTCAAAGAAAACAATCTGCTACTAGTGGCACTAAAAATCATTTAAGAACTGAAGCTGTAGTAATAGAAGAAAATGCTGATGCAGCATTAGGAACACCTAGTAGTCAAACAGATGGAACAATTGTTATTAATGAAAGTGAGCAATTAGAAAATGGTAAATTTAGAAATGTTTCTAGAACAATAACTTCTAGAGATGATTGTGATACTGTTACAAATGAAGTTGCTTCTGGAGATGATGCAGGTGGAGGTTATACTGAAACAACAATTATTCAATATAATAAAGCTAGTCCTATATCAATAGCAAATGATGAAGATACTGCAGGTAAAACTATATCTGTTACAAATGAATTACAAGAAGATGGACTTTATACAACAACAAAAGTAGAAAGAATAGATAGATCTAGAAGTGCTGTTTCTGGTGTTGCTTCTGATGAATATATAGAAACTGTAACTACAGAATATAATGCAAGTTCAGCTTTAGGAGCGCCAAGTTATACTGCTGGTCAAATAAAAACTTTTTCAAGTGAACAAAATGCAAATGGTAAATTTACAAATGTATCTTCACAAAGAGTATTAAGCTCTCAAGATTTTGGTGTAACTAATCAAAGTAATACTACGCTTAGTAATCCTGATATGGATTTTGTACAAAGATATGGAGAGCCTCATAAATTAACTACATTAATGGGTGTTTATAAAGGAAATACTTTACCTAGCAAACAAGATATTTCAGGTAGTTTTAAAGCTGGAGGTAGAGAAAAAGTAATTAAAAGAATTGCAAATCCTACAATTATATCTGGGAAATATTCTTATTATTTATATGAAGATCATTATATTGCACCTCAAAATGATAGTGATGATTGGTTTATTCATGCAAGTACTTTGACTTGGCAAAAAAATAGAGAAACTATTGGAAACTTTATTTCTGATAATGCTGGTAATACTGGCTGGATGCCAATTGATGTAGGTAGTGTTGGAGGACCTAAGTTTGCAAAAATAGAACAAGCTACAAGAAGAACTAAAACTACTATTGTGTATAGAAAATATTTTGTAAGAAGACCAACTGCAGCTGATTTAAATACTGCTAGTATTAATACAAGTAGTAATGAAATGACTAATCCAATGTCAGCTACTACAATTAGTACTGCTTATAAAACTGTTCAAGTATCACAACATTTATTTGCTGTTGAAAAAATAGTTACTAGCTTAGGAACTAGAGTTGCTGATAGTGATGGATTAATAGGAACTACAGGTGCTGATTATACTGGATTAGCAGGTAGTGCTTTAACTTAGACCTAGAAAGGAATTAATATGGAGGAAATTAATTATTCAAAAGGTCCTTTAATCAAAGGGCATGAAAGTATAGATACCACTTCTTCTGCTGCTTTAAGTGCTGAAAGACAAAGACAAGAAAGAGAACAACAAAAACAAAGAATAGAGCAGAAAAAACAAGAACAAAAAATGCAAGAAAATTTAGATGAATTTCTTAAAATACAACAACAAGAACAACTAAATTTTGAAGGAGAACCAATTGATATTTTTCCAGATGAAGAAAGTCAATTATCAAAAATACTTGAAGAGAGTAGAGCTTCAGCTGATGAAGCTGAACAATTAACTTCTCAAGAAGATTTAACTATAGCAAAAGAAGAAACTAAAATAGAAACTATTAACACTTTAGAATCTTTATCAAGATTAGTTCCTGAAAGTAATAGAGATGATGATAATGTTTTAAAAATTGTAAGCGGAGTTCCTACCTTTGCGCAGGGTACTCTTCCTACCGCTACAAATGAAGGTTATGTATTAATAGTAATAGAAGATCCTGATGATTCAAGTGCAGTAAAATGGGCTGCTCAACCTCTTCAATGGAATAATGTTCCAAGTTAAAAAAGGATTTTGTAATGAGTTTAACAGATTCTCATTGGGAAAAGATTGATACCTTTGGTCAATCAAGAGGATTTGAATGGAATCAAATGCTCGCTATTGTAGGATTTAGCGATTATACAAATACTATTTCTTTAGATAAAGATACTTACGATTGGTTTAATTTAAGTTCAGCTAATAGTCTTATGAGTGCTGTAAAAGAACGTGGTCATTTTTTTGGACATGACTTTGGATCTGATTTAGATACAGTAAGTGGATCTAGTAATTTATTAGATCAAACTAGATGGGCAGCTATGCAAAACTTTTATACAAGTAATTGTGAAAAGTTTGTTCATACAAATTCATCATATTATATTAAAAATATAGTTACTACTTCTAATTATACAATAGATAGTAATTGTAAACATTTTCCAACATTTGCAGAAATTGAAGTAAATAGAGCTGGTTTGTTTGATATAAATGTTCCTTCAGATCATTCAGCATGGTTTGAATTTTGTATGGAAGTAGGTTTATTTGGTATATACTCAGAAGGTGGTGTTACACAATTAAAATGGGGATTTCAATATGCTAATGAAGATAGTAATTGGAAGATAACAAGACCTGGAAGTTCTAGTGCTACAACTAATGGTAAAAGATTAGCAACATATAAAGATGCAGTTTATAAAGCAAAGCCTACTGGAGAATCAATGCAATATTATTCATCTGCTTTAGTTGAAGATATTAAAAAATGTTTAGAGTTTGATATTAAAGTAAAATATATATTAGATGATTTTGGATATAAAAATACAATTGATGATTATATTGGTGTAGCTTCAACTAATCAATATGCATTTAATAACTGGGAAACTAGTAGTACTGGACATGAAGGAAGAAGATATGTTGGAGATGCAGATAATCTCATAGGACTAAATAGTACTTTAGCTGCTGGAGGTAAAGCATTTCCTGTATGGAAATTAGATTTTGTTTCATTAACAAACTCTTTTAATTTAGCAAAAAATGATGCTATTAATAATGGAGAAACCAACACAACAACTTCTGGAGCTAAACCTAGTTTTATAGGAGTAACAATTAGTACAGATTTTGATATGTATATGTCTTTTGAAAGATCTAATGATAGTGCTAGTAACATTCCTTCATATATGCTTATTGATGTTGATGCTAAACATTATAAAATAGAACCTACTACAGGTGGTTATATAAGATTTAAAAGTCCTAGTGGAGCTACTTATAAATTAACAGGAGAAAAATTATTAAGCCAAGTTACTAAACCAATAGGTATAGATATATATGATGAGTTTGGAATGGGCTTTACTGAAGGGTTACAAGATCTTAGTACTAATTTTGCAAGTGCAACTTCTGCTGTAGGGAACGTAAGCTTTTTATATAGTTTTTCAAAATCAGTAGATTGGGCTGACGCTCCTAGTTTAACAGCAACTCCAGTTTCAGCAACATTAACAGTTCCTAATAATACTGAAGCTACTGCAGAAATTATATCAACATCAGAAACAGCAAGCACACCTTGTAGAAGTTCTGCAGAATATAATGCTCAAATAGGTTCTATCCATATAAATGGATCAAGTAGAGATAAATTCTCAGGTGGTGGCAGGTTAACTGTTACTAGTAGTAGTTTTCCAATTACAAGCACAGTATTTAGAACTATGAGTGAAACTATAAGTACTTTTTTAAGTGATCATGTTAAAGGTTATGTTGATGGTGCTTTACCAGGAGAAGGTGATGCTTTTTATAGAACAGATTATAAACTAGAAATAGCTTATGATACACCTTGGGAAAGAGAATTAACTGATAGTCATTATTATAAGGCTATCTGTACACCTTCTGAGGAATAATACTATGAAAAAGGAGAAATATGTTATCTATAGTTATTCCTGTAAGGAATGAAAGATTTTTAGAAAAAACAATTAATAATATTAAAAAAAATCAAGATTATGAAAATGAAATTATTTTAATCTTTGATGAAGATGATCCTGATTATTATTATATTGACTACCCAAAAGATAAATTAAAAACATTTATTAACATTCCTAAAAAAGGAACATCTGTTTCTAGAGATCTTGGAATTATAAATGCTACTTATGATTGTATAGTTCAGATTGATTCTCATATTTTGTTTACAGAAAAAGGTTTTGATACTTTATTTTTAAAAGAACATAAAAAGAATAAAGAAAATATTTTGTGCTGCAAAATGCTAGAAGTTAATTCTTTATTTAGACCTATTAATAAATATCCAATTTATCAAGGTGCTGATTTAGTTTTAAAAAAAAGAACTGATCAAAAACAATCAGTAGCTTTTTCTATGCAATGGATAAAAGAAGAAAGAAAAAATAATGAAGTTCCTTTAGTTATGGGAGCTTGTTATATTTTTTCAAAAGAAAGATATATTAATATACTAAAAAGACCTTTATCTATAGGTGCAGGTTGGGGTAAAGATGAACAAAGATTATCAATATCTAATTGGATTTGCGGGGGTACATCTAAAGTAATTGATTATATTGTTTATCATAATACAAATAGTATTAAATTTAAAAGTGAATACAGTTGTGAAAATAAATGGGACTATGATTACAATGCGCTTTCTCTTATACATTTATTTCCAATGTCTAAAGATTTAAAAGAAGATCTTATTTTTTTTATAAAAAGAAATTATGATGGAGAATATGATTCGGATCACTTTCAAGATTTAATTGATTTAATAAATAATAATACAGATCTTTTAAATAAAAATAAATATTATAATTCTTTAGACAGAACATTAGATGATTATTTAAATTATTTTAATATAACTAATGAATTATCAGATTTAAATATTGAATATGATTCAAGTAACTATTTAAGAAAAGAAATACCTTATAAAGAATTTCAAGTTAAAAATTCTTATTTTTATCAACAAAGAGAATATTTTGATATTGAATATTCTGTTACTTCTTTAATGAGGAGTGGTAGTCATATAATTACCAACTGGATATATAGTCAATTAAATGGAGATGTAAATTATCTTCATGCAATTAATACTCCTAGATATAAAGTAGATTATAGAAGAGTTTTAAAAAAAGCTAAATGGGAAAATAATTTTAACTATAAACCAATTAACACAACAAATAAAAAAATATTATTATACAATTTTCAACACGTTGATATAGAAAGTTTGCAACTAAATCCTTTTTTAAATTTTATAAACTCAAGTCTTAAAAGATCTATTTTAATTGTAAGAAGTCCTGAAAATTATATTGCTAGTTGTTCTTTTTTTATAAATGAAAGTTTAATGTTAACTAATTCAGAAGATCAAGAAATAGAAGTATGGAAAGATTATGTAACTAAATGTATAAAATACAGAGAAAGTTATTCGTGTATTATATACTTCGACAAATTTATTTCTGACAAAAACTATAGAGATTATTTATTTAATCTTTTAATGCTAAGTAATAGAACAGAAAAATGTTTAAACAAATGTCCATATTATGGAGGTGGTTCTTCATTTGATAAAGATAAATATAAAGATGGTAATGCTAATCAAATGGATGTTTTAAATAGATGGAAAAATTTTGAAGATGAAATGTGGATGCAAGAAATTTTAAAAAGAAAAGACATATTAAAATTAAAACAACAAATAATTGATATATCAAATTATGAAAAAAATATTTGTTAACATAGCATCTTATTTAGATTATCAAATTTTACCTACGTTGTATGACGCTTTATTACAAGCGAAGTACCCAGACAGATTGCATATATGTATTATTCATCAATATGATGATAAAGATAAATTTTTATTTGATGAATTTTATAATGACCCTAGAGTAACAATTATTAACATACCTTATAAAGAAGCTAAGGGTGCTTGTTATGCTAGACATATAGGTAATCAAAAATACAACAACGAAGATTATGTTTTAATGTGTGATTCTCATACAAGGTTTATAAAAGATTGGGATGAAGAATTAATTAATATGCATAATGAATGTTTAAAATATTCTGATAAACCATGTATTTCTTCTTATTGTGCTTTGTTTGAAGTAAACTCTGAATTTTCTTTAAGCGGAAATAGATCTATGTTTCCAGCATTTAAAGATAAAACTGGAGTTCTTAGATTTAAAAATATAGAAAAGAATGACAATGAATTAAGACAACATGGATTTTGGGGAGCTTGTTTTTCTTTTTCTTCTGGATCATTCTTTCAAGAAGTTCCGTATGATCCTGATTTATATTTTTTCGGAGAAGAAATTACAATAGCTGTTAGAGCATGGACTAGAGGTTGGGATTTTTATTTACCTAATAAAGTTATTTTAGAGCATGATTTTAGTTATACGAATGAAGATAACAGAAGAATAAAACATCAACATAGCTCATTGCTTGCAGATAAATTAAATAAAAAAAGTTTACATAAAGCTAAAAGAATTTGTTTAGGAAAAGTAAAAGGAATTTTTGGTCATGGAAATGTAAGAACACTAGAAGAATATCAAGCAGCTGCAGGAATTAGCTTTGAAGATGAATATGTTTGGCATGGAAACGATATGCATTACAGACCTTTTCCTGCATTTAATAATTATGAAGATTTTAAAAAAGAAATAATTCCTCAGAATAGATTTATTGATGTTAATGTTAACTGGTTAAAGCATAAAGAAATTGTAGAAAATTGTAATCAAGAAATTGATTTTGTAAAAGTTACACTTTCTTGGGAAAAAAGATATAAAATTATACCTGTTAATACTAAAGAAGGTATGCCTTATTCAGCTACGATTAAAAATTTTCCAATGGATTTATTATGCAATCTTTCTGCTTTTGTTAAAAATAATGAACAACTTATTAACATGGTTGAAATTGTTTTTTTTAAAAAAGATGAAGAAGGTAACTTTATAAAAAATGATTTATTTTGTATTAATGACAATATAGATGTTTCATATAAATTTAATGGTATAGAGTATAATCATATATCTATAAATTCATGGGGTCATAGGTGGATTTATTATTGGCGAAAAAGTTATTACAGTAAATCTGTAGAAAACGTTAAAAGAAAAAAAGAATTAGATAAGTTAAATAATAAATTATTATTTATACATACTCCTAAATGTGCTGGTAATTCTATCGTAGCAAGTATTAATACTTATTGGGAAAGTAGAAAAATTATTCATCTACAACTCCATCATCAGCATATAAAAAAGAAACAGTTATTAGAGTTTTGGAATATAAAAGAAACTAATAATTTTAAAGTATTATCTGTATTTAGAAATCCTTTTGATAGACTTTATTCTGCTTATATATTTGGATTTAAACAAGCTAAACTTAAATATCTTGATGAATATAAATCTTTTCTTTTTAGAAAACCTTATTCATTTGAACATTTTTGTAAGATGTTATATCAACATTACGTTGATCATAATGCATTTCATAGACTTATATTAGAGCCTCAACATTATTTTATAGAAGATTTAAACGGTGACATAAAAGACGTTTACCTTCTTGATTACGCTAATCTTAACGAAGAATGGGATAACCTTTGTCTTAAATTTAATATGGGAAATAAAAGAAAACTATTAAAATTAAACAGTTCTAGAGAAAAAAAACTTGATTTTATGTCAATGTATACTCAAGAAACTTTAAAAATGGTTGAAAAAATATATGAAAAAGATATAAATATCTATCAACAAGTTCTTGACAGACAATTCTCTATAAATGAGGAATAATTTTCAAGACAATTATTGGGGTTTAAAATGGCTTTTAGCAAATTAGATATAAAAAATGAGATTATTTTATCACTACCTGCTGGTGGACAAATACAAACAGCTTTACTAGATCAAAGAATTGATTTCTGTATGAAAAAAATATTTGCAGAAACAGAAATATTAAAGCTAACTAGATACATTAATGAAGTTAAGGACCAACAATTTTATCGTATAGGTGAAAGTCAAACGTCAGAAACAAATCATCCTGGTGATATTGAAACTATAAATGTATGTCGATTATCTAGAGTAAAACATAAAGATGGTACTACTAATTATGATATATCTACAGTAGATGAACGAACAGTTATTCCAAAGAGTCAGTATTCTTTTGTATCTGCAGTTGAAGATTCTTCAAGAGAAATGAAATTATATTTACATAATAAATCTAGTGAAACTAAAACTGCTGGTATAGAACTTTTATTTTCTGCTTCAACAGCTAGTACAACTTATGTTGATCCTTTGTTTATACAAGACTTTAGAGATGCTTTATTAGCTGATATAAAGTATTACTATCTAATGGATACAGGCAGACCTTGGTTTAACCCTAATGTAGGCTCAATAGAATTAAAGAAATTTTATGAAGCATTAAATAGATTAAGATTTAAATCTAATACAGGATTCACAAATGGAACCATGACAGTATCACCTAGTTATGGATTTATCATATAGGACTAATTATGAGTACAAAAAAACTTAGAAAAGCAAAACTTGATAAAGAAGAAAAATTATATAAAAAACAAAATGAACCTGCAAATTTAGATGTTTATAATGATTCAAAAACTATTAAACAATATCAAAATTATGGAAGCATGGGTTTAGGTGATAGTTTAGGACAAAATAAAGATATAATGCGTGATCCATATAAATCAGGCTTTGTAAAAAGACAAGCTGCTAAAAGATATTTAGATGATTATGATGGAATATCTACTAGTAATTTAGATTCTTTTGTAAAAGGAGAAGAAGAGTTAGGAAAGCTTGATGCTAGTAGAAAACAAATATCCTCTCCAGCTTTTAATCGTAATTCAAGAAATTTTGTTGAAAGTTCAGTAGACCAATATAAATCTTCTGGATTGCCTGAAGAACAATTTCTTTATAATCAAGAGTTACAAAGAGGTATTCCATCTGGATATAATAGAACTCAAGTACAACTTAACGCTTTAGCCGCTGCTGCTGATCAAGAAATTCCTTATCAAACAACTGATTTTAGCAACAAAGGTTTAGCATTAAAAGCACCTTTACAAAAACCAAAAGGTATGCCTGAGAGAGAAGTTATTTTTGACAGGGTAGGTTCTGCTACTGAATATCTTGCAAGCGATGATGCTCCAATTCCAGAAGGTTTAGTAGAAGTTCCTGGTTCAGGTGGTAGAGCTTTTGTTCAACCAGAAGATGCAAAAACAATAAAAAGCAGAAGAGAAGCAGATTTTTATCGAGATACTTTATTTAATGCAAGAAAAACAGGATTTGCTGAAGATGTTTTTGAGAGGATAGAACAAACTGCAGCAGCAAGAAGGGAAGCAAAAGGTTTAGGCGATATACCTACAGAAGGTTTGTTAAGTAGTTTAACTAGAGATGCTAACTTAACTGGTACAGCTTTAACATTTGGTGGCAAACGTGCAAATGAAGCTGCTAAAACTATTCTTAATACTTTAGAAGAATCTGGTTTAAATGTTGCAGATCTTAACAATGCTGAAAAACGAACATTAATTACAATTAAATCTGGATTAGCAGATCCTATGAGTAATACTCGTAGAGAAGCGACAGAACAATTACAAGGATTAGTTTCTGGAAGTATGTTAAGACGAGCAGATGAAGCTGCAGGTAGACTTAATGAAGATTTAGCTATAGGTGATACTGAAAGAGAGATGAAACAAAATCAACTTATAGTTCAAAATCTTACATCTAAATTTATAGCAGGAACAGCTACACCAGAAGAAATTAAAGAATTAGGTAGAGCTATGAAAGCTACTGCTATTATTAGAGATATAGATGATGTTGAAGCTAAAAAGAAAAAAATAACTACAGCAGCAACTTACCTTACTACTATTAGTACAACTGGACAAAGACGGATTGATTCAATTCAAAAACAATTAGAAGAAGAGACTAATGATGCTAAAAGAAATACACTTAATGAACAAATTAAACTAATTCAAGATCAAGTTACAGCAGCATCTAAAAACTTTATGAAAATTTATGAAGGTACTAATCTTGAAGGTTTAACTGCTGATGATTTAAGAAATAATACTCCTGCACTTCAAGAAGCTTTAAATAAAATTGATGAAGAAGCAGGTTTAACTGATACAACTTCTGATGATGAAGTTACTAAACCAGTATTATATGAATTAACTGATGATATAAAACAAGAATTAGATAACGTATATGATCTTACTAAACCTACTATTTTAATAGCATCTCAAGCTCCTGGAGGTCAATCTAGAGAAGATAATAGAACTTTTGAACAAAGAATGTCAGATAAATTTAGAAAAGAATTTGGTTCAGACGAAGCTTATAATGCTTTCCTTAAAGATCAAAAACAAGAAATGATAGATCGTTTAACAAAAGAATCTACCCCTAAAAAAGGTATGGCACAAAAAGAAAGACACCTTAAAGCACAAAAAAGATTAGATTTTATTTTAGGAAAATAATATGGCAATAATTAATAACGATCCAATCGGAGAAGATCGTGCTAATATAGATTATGCAGATCAAATAGCAGCTCAACTCTCCGCAATGAATTATTTTAGATCTGCTTTACTTGAAGCGGATAGAGATAAATCAAAACAATACAATACTTTCTTAGCACCAGAAGAAGAAGAAAAATATCAATCTTGGAAACGATTAGCCTCACCTATATATGGCGACATTGATGAATCAGATTATGATTTTCGTGGATTATATCGTGAAACTTTAGGTGCAGTACCAGATAGCGTTTACAAACCTGCAACATACAGAAAACCTAACAATATAGAGTTTACTACTGATTCTATATATCATGGTAGAGATGGCTATCAAGGTGGTACATATACTCAAGATGGTAAGTTTATGGTTGGTTCAACTACTTTTTATTCTGATGATGAACTAGAAAATTTTTATACTAATAAAAATATAACAGTAGATAAAAGCAAAGAGTTAACTCAAACCGAAAGATTAAGACAGGCATTAAGAGATGAAGACTATGATTTTTCATATGTTAAATCTGACATCGACGCTTATCAACAAGCTGAAAAGTTAGGTAAAAAAACTATTGGAGAAGTAATAAAAGAATCTTTTGATCCTGCTGGTGATAATGTATTTGGAAGAATAGCAGGAACTACAGTAGGTGGAGCTATAGGTGCAAGTCTAGCTGCAGGTTTATTAGGTAGTAATCCTGTAGGTTGGGCAGGAGCTTTATTAATGGCTGGTGGTGCAGCTTTAGGTGCTACAGCTGGTGATGGTCTTGCTATATGGGGTAGCAATAAAGATGAACGTGATATTGAAGAAAAAATGTTACGCCTTCAAGCAGATGATTATGATGATCCTGCTGAAAGAGAACTTGCTGAGCAAGATGTTGCTAGTTGGTACAATGAATTAAATATTGAAAGGTACCGTGAACAAGGATGGGGTGCTAATGTTGCTGATATATTCTTAGAGTCTCTACCATATATGTCTTCTTTCTTTGTACCTGGTAAAGCTTTAGCTGTTGGAGGTCAAAAAGTATTAGATAATGTAACTGGTAAACTTGTTAATATATTTAATAGAACTACAAAAACAGGAAAACGAGCAGACCCAGGTTTTAAAGCAGCTTTAAAATCAGGAGATTTTTCTAAACTTGAACTTGATGAGTATCCTCTACAAATAACAAAAGAACAATCTAAAGAAATTTTAAGAGCAGTAAGAAAAGATACAAGTTTTGCAAAAGGAGATTCTAGAGCTAAAGCATATAGAAAAGGTATGGAAAAAGCTTATAATGATAATCTTCAAAAAGTATTAAAAAGTAAGCCAGTAAGATTAGGTATATCAGGAGCTGGAACTCAAGTTATACAACAACCTGCAATTTTTGATGATTTAGCACAAGAAAGATTAGAATCGTTTAGCGTAGATGATAAAGGTAATTTTACTTTTGATGAAACAGGTATGTCTGATCTTGCAATTAAACAAGCTAGTGCTTATCTAGCTATATTAGTTGAAACTGTAGGATTTGAATATGCTTCTAAATTAGTAAAAGCAACTGGCATACAAAACGCTTTAAAACCAGCAGTAGAATCTGTAGTTAATAGTAAAGCTGTCAAAGCTATAGGTAGACCTGGTATTAGAAAAGGTTTAGATAATTTCTTTAATAATAATCTTTTAGGTAAATCTTTAACAGGCAAGACAGCTTTGATGAAAGATATAGCACAAAAGGTTCAATTTGGTGGTGTATTAGAAGAAGCATCTGAAGAATATATTGAAATGGTAGCATCAGCTACTCTTGGTTTAGATAAAGAACAAAGAGAACAGCAAGGCTTTAGCTACGCTGAAAACCTTTTAGACAAAGTATTATTTCCAGTAAAGTATCCTGCTGAAGCTTCTGCTATATTAGCAGCTGTTGCTATTCTTCCTACTGCTGCTGCTGGAGTCTCTGCAGTTAGAGGGGATAAATTAAAAGAAGAGTATGAAAAAGAGTTAGGTATAATAGAAAAGCTATTAGATCTACAAAAATCAGGACAGTTTATAACTGCTGAAGAATTAAACAAAGCTGTAGAAGATGCTGAAATATTTGCTGGTACTGTTTTTAATCAAGAAAAAAATAAAAAATGGTTTCAACGTGGATTAATAGGAAAAGTATTACAAGCTGGAAGACATAATGATATTTTAGTTGCAGATGGTTTTGGATTTAAAGATTCTTTAGACATGGTTGAGACTATTGAAAATAGAGCAACTCAACTTGTAGAAGAATCTAAAGATGTAAATGCTCCTATTTCAGAACTTGCTGCTAGAAAAAAAGCTATATCAGAAATAGTTTCTGAATCTATTGTAGTTAAACTTGCAGTTGAAGCTGAAGGTGTTACTGAAAAACAAGCTAGAAATATTTTAGAAGAACTAAGAAAAAATAATGATATTAAACCTTTTAAGATTCAAGGTGAAAAAGGACAGTTTATAACTGGAATTGGAGTAAAACAAACAGGACCAAGAAAAACTGTTGTACAAAAATTTCAAATTAGTTCTAAAAGAAGAAAAGAATTAGAAAAAGATCCTACTATTAAAAAGGTTCTTGATTCTCAAGGAATAATAACTAGAGGACAAACAGAAGCTAGTGATGCTGCTTTATCAGAAAGAACATCATTAGATACATCAGAAGTGGATAAGTTATCTACTATGATAAATAATAAGAATACTTCTCCTCAAGTTATTAAAGAGCAAAGAAACATAGCTATCAATTCTGTAAAGTCTCAATTAAACTTAACATTTGGAACAACACCAGCGACTGGAGGTAAAGGTGCAATTAGAACTTTTGATAAAAGAGTTGAAAATATTGTAGATCAATTAGCATCTGAAAAATCAGACAATCCAGATTTAAAAGTATCTATAGCTCCCGCAACTGTTGTTGAAAAAATGGATGAATTTGGTGGTAGAAAATTTAAAGATAAAACAGGTGTTGCTGTAATACAAGGTACAAATTTAGATAATGAAATTATATTATCAGATTTAAGCACATTTGATCCACAAACTGATTTAATCGGTACTGGGGCTAGAGTTGTAGAAGAAGAGGCTTTAGAAGTTAATTACAAGGCTTCTAGGGGTACAAAACTAAATACCTTTACTAATCAATTAATTGGTCTAACAAAAAATGAAGCTAAAAATATAATAAAGTCAGAAGAATCTACTGAAGAAGAAAAAATTAAAGCTAAAATTACATTAGGAGTATTAAATAATTTAAGCCCATTTGAAGCATTTATAAATCTAACTCAAGCTGCTTATGGAGATCAATCTAGATTTGTTGATCCTAATTTATCTACTGCAGTAGAATTTATTAAAAGTAATTCTAATTTATCATCCTTGCTGGATCAATCTGTATTAACATCTTTTAGTGGAAACAGATTAGCTAAATTGTCTAGCAATATGAATCCTCAATCTTTACAGCTTGCAGAGTCACTTATTCAAGAATCAACCTCTAAAGGTAGAACTGCTGTTGAAAAATTCTTAGAAACACAACCATCAAAACCATTAAAGAAAACTAAAACAGGTAAAACATTTCCTTCTAGAAAGATTAAGAAAGCTAAACAAGAAGCAATAGGAGAAGTTAAAGGTCAAATAGTTTCTGGCAAATTATCAGAAGAACAAAAAGTATTAGCTAAGAAAGTATTAACTGTTTTAGAAAAAGAATATGATGATCCTTCTGGCATAGAAACAAAAAGAAAAGCACAAATTAGAAAAATACATAATCAAAAAAGATTTCAAGATGTTACATATTCTGTTGTAACAGGAGAACAGTCTGATGGAGATCAGAATCTTGATCCTAAAAAAAGAAAAGAAGAAAATACAGGTAAAGATAATACTGATTTAAATTTTGTTTCTACTTATTCTGATGAGTTTTATGACGACAAAGTAAGTAATGCTATTGTTTCTGAACGTGGTTCAAGAGAAGGTAAAGCTGTTATTAAAAATGTTAGAGACTCTAAATGGTTAGATGAAGCATTAGAGTCAGAAAAAGCTTGGAATAATTTTAAATCAAAAACTCATAGAGATTCTGTTAAAGATTTATTTAAAAGAATTGGTGAAAATTACACATACAAACAAGTAAAAAGATTTCAAAGGTTAAATAAAAGTAATCATATTTATAGATTTTTCTCTGTTGATCTTAAAGGAAAGATACAATTTAAAAATAGCATTGATATGTTGGCAGAGTTAATTACTAACGTTAATGATAACAATAGTAACGTTGATTACAGAAAAGCATCTTATGAGCAACTTAAAAAGATTTTAACATCTGAGCCTACAGCAGAAATAGTTGATGAATTATTTTCATTATTAGAAGAATGGACTGGTATTTCTTCTGAAAAATTAAAAGATATAAATCAAACATTTGATAATAAAATAGTTTCTAGAATGTTTGAAATAGATCCTAATGATTTAACTGATAGAAAAACATCTATAATTAAAAATGCTATTATAAAAGGTGCAGATCCAGGTCCAGGAAAAAGTAAGAATTTTGGCGATCAAAATTCTATATCTAGATTTATAATGGAATCAGATTTAGGAAGTTTTAGAAACTCTCCAATGTTTACTAGCGTAACTGGAAAACAAAAAGCAGCATCAAGAGGTGATTCTCATATTAATTTTGCTGCTCAAGAAATATTTAAAATGCTTGGCTTAAATGAAGAACAAATAAAAAATATTTCATATAGATATATAATGTTTTTAGATGGTACTGGAGAAGCAAAAACTAAACATACTGAACCAGAAAATTTAAGAGAAACTCAAGTTATTAAAATAATTAAAAATGTATTTAATGAATCTGCAAATCCACCAAAAGATAGTCTATTAAGAGGTTTGCATAAAGCTGCTGGTCAAAAAGTTTATTATCATCAAATGGGTAGGTTTGGTGAAAAAGGATCAATGCCTTTTGTTCTACAAAAATATTACGGTAATAATAAAAAAGATTTATTAAAAGAAGCAAAAAGAGCTAAAGCAAGACTAGATAGTTTTAAATCTAAAGATGCAAGAGATATGTTTATAGATCCTGTTGCTTTAGTAGAAAGTTTTAAAAATGAAACTGTATCTAAAGATGAAGAAGTAGATGCACATTATGCAATTAATACTATTAACTTAATGTATGCAATGCATGGCGATCCTTCTGTTTATGTTATGTCTGAATCTAAAAAAGAAGGCAAAAGTAAAGATCAAATCGTTGCTTATAACTTTCTTAATCTTGTAGCTAGAGCTTCTCAAATATTAACAGATGGCGTTGCTTATAGAGGTCCTTTAAAGCTCATAAAAATAGAAGATATTCCAGGATTTTCTAATGCAGATATTGATGCATTTGATGGGCAAGCATTGTTATCAGATAAAAAATTAAAAGAAATAGCAGAAGATTTAGTTATAGAAGACACAGATACATTAAAAGCTCATATATCTAATGTTACAAATGGCAAAAGAGTTTTAGTAAAAGTTAACTGGACAAATGTAGAACTTGCAAGAGAAACAAGTCCTATAATGGAAAAACTAGCTAAGTACATAAATCAACATGATATTGATGGCGTAGTATTTCCTTCTGGTGCTAAATACATGGACATTGAAACAACTGATTGGCAAAATGATGAGGTCCCTAAAGTTCTTGAATTTCCAGAAGGAAATAATTTAATTGTTTCTCAAGACCTGCATCACGATAACCAGGCAACACATGAAGGTTTTATACCTAGTCAACGAGTCGCTCACTTTGCTGCATTAAATGAAGATATATCTTTTATAATTAATGGTAGTTTAAGAACAATAAATTCTCCTGGATTAACAGCTTTTGATTTAAGAACTGAAGCATCTGAAATTAATTTACAACAACATAAAAAGAAACCTAAAAAAGTAGAATTAGGAGCTACAGCAAATCCAGATATAATTAGAGCTAAAGCAAATGGAGAAGACGTTGAGAATGATCCTAGATTTATATCTTCACTTATATCTTCAAAACTATCTGCTGTTAAAAATTTAATACGTCACTCTGGTAAACGAACTGCTCTACAAACTCTTGGAGAAGGTGATCTTAAATTAGCTGGATATGAAGAAGTAGTAGATGCTAATGGAAATCGAATAATAAAATTAGCTAGAATAAATGCTAATATTAGAGGTGTTAGGTATCAATCTAAAGGTTTTAAATCTAAAGAAAAAGCTATTGAGCATATTAAAAATAATCCACTTTTATATGCAGATATGTTTTATGCAAATGAAGATGGTAATCCAGACTTTGAAAATGTATTAGAACATGAAATAGATGAAATAGATGGCAAGTTTATAATTCCTGGAGAAATAGTAGAAAGAACCCGTGTACCTTCAGGAGCTTATGCATCTCATTCTTTTAATAGGGTTATGCAACCTGCTAGTAAAACTTATAAAACAGCTAACATAGCAGTTGCAAATGATTCAGTTAGAATAGGAATGGGAGAAGATCTTGATGGAGATAAAGGCTTTACGCTTGTTTTAGATAGACAGTTTACAGAAGATGGTAAAATAGAATTTTTATTTGAAATAGAAGCAGATCCTAAAACACCTGAACTTACTGCATCATCTTTAAATAACAGAGCATTAATGTTAGAGCATATGGCTTGGATCCATCCTGATTATTTTGGGCATTATAATGTAAAAGGCGATATACCTAAAGATTCATTTGATAAAGCTATTAATAGATCTGCTAATGAAAAGTTAAAAGATTTTAAATTTGGAAGTGTTAAAGGTTTAGGATTAGCATCAGAAGTTAATTATACTAGAGCTAAAGTAATTGGTACAACTGCCGTTTATAATACAATGTTTTCAGCATTATCTCTTGATACATCTTCTGAAAAAATACTTACAACAGATAACCCTAGAAAAGCATATGAACGAGAAAAGTATTATGTAGAATCTCCTACATCTATTGATTTTACTTCATATAAAACTATTAAACGTTTATTAGATATTGTTTTAAATATTGCATTAGATGACCACAAAGATCCTAGATTATTTTTTGCAAATATAACTCCTGAAACTGCTAGTATATTTGCCACATTAGTTATGACTAATGTTAAAAAAATGAATTTAGGTTCTGAAAATTCAACAGTAAAAAATACTAAAGCCGCTAAAAAAGTAGAAGAAATAATTAGACTATTACAAACAGCAAAAATTAAAATTGATAAAAGAACAGGTAAAAAAAGATTAGAGATAAAAGATGAAAAATTTACTAAAGAAATAACAGATTTTACAAAAGAAGCATTTCATATAACTAGAGTTTTAAATGCCCCTTATAACACACCAAGTACTGTTGAAGAATTAATAAAATTAATACAAGCTAAATATAAAATTGATAATTCAGATATAATAAATGATTTAAATCCTTTAATTGTATTAGGTAAAAATACTATTAATGAATACGAAGAAATATATATAAATACTCCACAGCATAAAATATTAGAACAATATCATTCTATTGGTGATGATTTAATGGCTGAATATTATGCAGGAGAACAATTAGTACCAACTTTACAAAATTTTGAAGCTCTTTCTAAAATGATAATTCTTCAATCTTTATATCAAGTGTCAGGTAATGAAGGTTTGATTACAGAAGAATATCTTGATAGCCAAACAGACATTGTTACTAAACTAATTAATAGTAAAAACAATAATAAATTTTTATCTAGATTAGAAATAAAAGAAGGAGGAGAAATATCTTTAGATGAAAGAACTTCTCAAAAAGATTTAACTCAAAAAGATTTAGAATTTTTAAGATCATCTTTTGATAGGTTAACAGATGAACAAAAAATTGCTTTAGCAGTTGTTGCTTATAAGCAATTCGGAACTAAAACTAGTGCTTGGGGAGGAAACTGGATTACATTTTTAGATTTAAAAACTTCTAAAAAAATAAATGCTAACAATAATAAAGCTGTAAAACTATTATCTGAAACTGATTGGGTAAATAATATAGGTTTAGCTATAGAAGCAAGCTTAAAACTTGATTTAAGTACCAAAGAAGCTGAAAGTTATGTATTCTGGTTAGGTTTTGAAGAAAGAAAAGAAAGAGAAGAAGAGAAAAAGAAAACTGTTTCTTCTAGCAAACTAAGAGGCAGTAATACAGGTTCTTTACAAGACCAAGCTACAAAACGAATTGAGGAAGTTATTCCTCCATCTGCTAAAAAACATTTAGAAAAAGAACGAGTTAAAACAAGAATAGCTACTCAATTTATAGGAGATGGTGTTGAAAACTCTTCTACCGATAAATTCAGAGAAATGTATGAAAAGCTTTATTTTGAAAAGCTTAGACAAGGAGTTGCTAATACAGGAAAATATACAGCTAAAGATATTATATATGTATCTTCTAATGGAAGAAGAAAGAATAGAGTTGATCCTGTTATTAATGGAGAGTTGCAGGGAGTATATAAGAATATAGACAAGGCAATAAAAGCTGGTGCTACAATTGTAATGGACACTTTAGAATATTTAAAGAAAACTAAAAGTTATAATATCGGAGAAGCAGCATTAGCAAAATATTTAGAATCAAAAGGGTATAGTAGAGTAGGAGAAACTGGCGAATGGAAACCAGGAACAAAACAAACTACACAAGAAACTGCACAAGAAAAAACAAAAACATTTACTGCATCAGAATTAATTGCTGATCAAAAATTAAAATTAATTGCTAGCACAATGAAAGAATTAAATCCTCTTGTAAAAGAAAGAGGAACTCATAGTGCAAATGAGCCAGCAATTGCAACTGATAATAAAGGCTCTATAAATGTAACGATTAATCCAAGAACTATTTCAGCAGATTTTGTTAATAATAAAACTGACGGAATAACATTTGATACAGCTTCTGATTACGGAAAATATTCTATCGAGAAAGCTAAATTAGAAGCTGAAGGTATGGAAGAAGCAGCTGCTAAAAAAGCAGCATTAAAAAATATAAACTATAAAGATAGATCAGGAAACAAAGGTGCTACTTACTCTTTATTAAGAGCTTCTATATTAGATAGTCAATCTGATCAAATAAAAATAGCAGAACAATTAGAGTCTGAAGGAGCTGATAGAATTGATATATATGAAGCAACAGGCTTATATAGATGGGGAGTAGATGGCAATTGGAGATATGAGATTGATTCATCTAAAGCAAAATTAACTCTTAATGATAATTGGTTTACAAATAAATTTCTTAAAATAGGTTTAGATCCAAATAATGCAAAGATTTTATTAAGTCAAAGAAATCCTTTACCTTTAAAAGATGTTTTAGATTATCCAGAGCTATATAAAATAATGCCAGAAATAGCTGATTTAAAAGTATCTTTTATTTCTAGTGATACATTACCAGGATCTGAAGCGGTTGGAAGTTTTAATCGTAGAACATTTCAAGAAAAACTTATTGAATCTGAGTATGATATATTAATTGCAGTAAACAGAAGTGAACAAGAACTTCTTGGAACATTACTACATGAAATACAGCATGGTATTCAACATTTAAGTGACACTCAAAGTGGTACAAATATTCAGAAGCAACAAAATATTCAAAAAAGAAAAACAAGAGTAAGAATAGATATGTTAGCTAATAAGTTAATAGATAAATATGGAGATGAAGATAATCGAAATGATTATTATAATACAACAGAACTAGCTCAATTTGATATTATTGTTAATATGGGAGATAATGCTGATATTATTGGTGATTCATTATTTAAAGAATATGAACAGCAGTTAAGAGTTTATGATTCATATGGAAATAATTTATATTTAAACGAAAAAGCAAGAGAAGGATATTATTCTAATCCTGGTGAAATAGAAGCTAGAATTGCTCAGTTAAGAGTTGGCATGAGCAAAAGACAAAAACAAAAAGAATATCCGTGGGAAACTGCTGCTACACAATTACGAGATATGGGATTGTTAAAAACAGGTATTACATTAGATGAATACTTAGAAAGCAATAAAACTTTAGAAGATAATCGTTATGAATTAATGATGAAGCATGAAGCATCTGATGCAAGTATTTCAGTAGAAAAAGATGCTAGACTTGAATTAAAAGAACATGAAGCTTTAAATAGTTCTTTTTCTGTGGAACAAGTATCTCCACCTAAATTAATAAAAGCATTTAAAAAAGCTGGAATTAATATACCAGAACAAGGATCACGTTTACATTACAATACAATTCATAATGCATTTATGATGAAACATAGAGACACTATGATGTCTTTACCTAAGTTTCCTTCTTCCGAACCTTATTATGAATCGTCAGCACAAAAAGCATCTGATGTAATTAAGTCTATACCTAGTGATATAAGTAGTTTACCTGGAGAAATACAGGCGTTTATATATAAAAACTACGATAAGCTTGGACCAGAAATATTACCTTCATTAAGTAGTATAGAATCTCAAAACTATTTAGAAGCAGTTGATTTAATATTTGATATTAAAAATAAAAATGATTTGCATTATGATTTAATTGATTCATTAGTTGAATACAATGCTTATATCGAAACTATTTCTAATGTATCTGAAGATAAAGCTCCTTCTATATTTTTACAAACAACAAGACAGAACTATGGAATTAATGAATATGAAGCTATGGAATATTTAGTTTCATCTATGGCTGATTTAGAACTAGAAGGTTTTGATTTATCTTTAAATGATATTATAGGTACTCCAGGTAGACAGTATTTAGCTGTAGAAAAAATTAAAGAATCAGAAAACTTTGAGCTTCTTGGTAAGGTTAAAAAAGCTATACGTTTAGTTAATGGTGTTCCTACAAAATTTGGATTAAACAACGGGACTATAGAGCAAGTTAAACAACCAACTGAAATATCATATTCATTAGCTTACTTTCCAAAGTTATTAGATACAGCAAGTACAATGATGCCAGCTGATCGTAAATATTCTACACAAGAAATGAGAGATGCTTTGTTGTTTGGAACAAGACAAAGCAAAGAAATTATTAGACTGGGTAGAATGTTTGCTAGAAAGTTACTTCGTGATACAGGATCTGAAGTAGCTATAGTAGATGGTAAAAAAATAAAAAGAACTGCAGAAAGTGATCGAAGAGGCAAACAATTAAGAGAAGCACTTTCTATATTTTTAGAACATTTTGATCCTAAAAATCCTGATAATGATAGTTGGAGAGATGTTCCAGTAATAGAAAAAGACAAAGCAATAGCTGCATTAGAAACAATGGGACAAGATGAAACTTTCCAAGAAATTGCTGCTAAAGAATTTAATACTGTAGGGGAAATATTTGATTCATGGACTTTCTGGACATATAAAAATGCTCCACATTTATTAAATGTTACCAATCCTCTTAAACTATATTCAGAATTAAATGATATATTAGAATCTCAATATAACAATTTAACAAATACAAGTTCATACATTGGAGAACTATGGTTTGCTAAAAGATCTAATTATGTACCTCACTTTTATGAAAGACAGGCTCAGAAATATGAATCAAAAAATCAACGTGAAAGAGCTAAACAAGAACAAGGAAGAAAATATAATACATATAATGATGCTTGGAATGAAGCAGGTTTAATTCCTGAGACATTAGATTTTGGAGATTTAATAAACAAATACTCTTTTGAGACAGCCTCAGTTGCAAGAAATAGACTTTCTGTAAGTGCAATGGCTCAAGTATCTGATGAGGATATGTTACCTATGATGCTTGTAGAAGGCATTGAAACTATGGGTGTTTTAACTAATGAAGCTGCTCATGTAATAGCTAATAGATTAGAAAAAGGAATGTCTTTCTTAAAACCTGACTTTAAATTTAAAACTCCTAGAAATATAAGTGGCTTTGAAAGATTGTCTTTAATGACTAAAGAAATAAATCCAGCAGAGCTAGGATATGAAGTTATTGATACACAATATAAAAGTCTTAAAACAGTTTGGGTTAAGAAAGGTGAACCTAAACAATTAATGAATCATATTTTTGCGGACCAAAAAGAATTTTCACATCCATTTGCTGAAAAAGCTTTTCAATCTATGTTGGCAATTAACCATACAGCTAAAGCTTTTTCAATTGGATTATCTCTCTTCCATCCATTTGCATTAATAGAATCTCTTATAGCTATTGATGGTCTTCAAGGTCTAGATATGAAAAATAGATACCCTGTAAATCATTTCTTTGACCCATTCAGAACATTTAAAAAATTAAAAGAAGAGTATAATAAAACAATTGGCAAACCAGACTACGCTACTGAATGGGTTAATGCTGGACTTAATTTTGATTTAGGTAAATCCGCTGATATTGATTACGCACAAGTTAATGAAGGTTTATTAAATCTTGGTAAAAGAATGGAACGAAGTAGTGTACTTCCATTTGTAGGTTTAGGAAAAGGATTTAAAGGTATTGCAAAATTAAAATGGGGTGCTGATAGATTATTGTGGGAAGTAATGTTACCTGCAATGAAAATGTATTCTGCAAATAGATTATTTGCAGTTGAATTTGCAAGACAAGAAAAATTAACAGGAACTGGAACTGTAAATGTACAAAAGTTAAGAGAAGATATTTCTGCTTATGTAAATGATGCTTTTGGTGGTCAAGAGTGGGAACAATATTTATGGGCTAATCCTCGTACTAGAAAATGGCTACATTTATTTATGTTCGCTCCTGACTGGACATTATCTGCATTAAATATATCTGGTGTTACTCATATATCTCCAATACAAAAAGCATTAGGAAGTCCAACTAGTGAGTTACACGCAAGAAATAGACTTACTAGATACTGGGGTGCATTTGCTGCTATTGTTTTATTAGGTATTCCTAATTTATTCCAAGCTATTATATATGGAGTTGCTAAAGCTACTGGTGATGATGATGATGAGTTAGCTTGGAATACATTTGGTAATGAAGTTGGTCATAGATTGCAGGTAGATATTACTCCAATTACTGATGCGTTAGGACAAAAATATGGCAAAACTAGACAAAGAAGAATCTATTTAGCATGGGGTAAGCAAGCATATGAGGTATTTGGCTCAAAAGGGTGGCTTAGAGACCCTGTAGGAACTGCGACAGGTAAATCATCGATTGCAGTTAAAACTGTCTTAGAACAAGGATTTGGGATAGTTAAGCCTGGTTGGAATGTAGCATGGGCTGATCATGGTTTTCTTGAATCTTTGATGGGAGTAGATGGAAACTTCTGGGATGGTAGAGTATCAGCTATTGTTAAAAAGTTTGTTCCTTTATCTTTAATGCCAGTTATAGATGGTATGGCTGATCCATTTAAAGCTAAGCCTACGGCTTTCTTTGCTCCTACTAAATTAGGCATGAACTCATATACTGCTACTAGAGAAATTGGTTCTGTAATGAGAATATATGCAGAAGGTGGTATGAAAGCTAATTTCAAAGGTATTGTTAATAAAGCTAAGTTAGAGGATTTAGTTTCTGAGATAGTAGATGCTGCTGAAAAAAATGGATATGATCCTAAAACAATATTCTCACAAGGTGTATCTTCTGCTAGATCTTTTTACTATGCAAAATTCTTTAATGCTATGGAAAAGAATGATGAAAGTAAAATGATTGAGATGGCTGGATACCTACAAAGACTAGAAGCATCTAGAAAACAATTTGCTCAATCAGTAGAAAGAAGACTTGACACACAAGGTAAAAAATTCGATGGTGAAGCTAGAGTCAAGTTTAATAAAGCTTGGTTTGGTGCATTCAAAAAGGCTGCACAAACAAATAAAAGGAGCTAAAATATGGAAAGAATAGATATACTAGAATCAAATCTAAGTAAATTTCCTGATCTTCCAACACTTACACTTGCAAAAAAAATATACAAAGAACATCCAGAGCATTTCAATAATATAGAAAGTGTTAGAAATGCTGTTCGATATAGAAGAGGTAACATTGGAGAAGCAGCTAGGAAAACACTTGTTAACAAAACTCATAAAAGAAAGCCAGGTAAAGCTGGTTTTAAAATAGAATTACCTGATAGTATTGCAGAACCATTTAAAGACTTTAAATTACCACAAGGTAAAACATTAGTAATGTCTGATGTTCATATTCCATACCATGATATGAAAGCTGTTGAAGCTTGTCTTGAGTATGCTGATAAATATAACCCTGACAGTATATTATTCAATGGTGATATTGCAGACTTTTATTCTATATCTAGATGGGAAAAGAATCCTGAAGAAAGAAATCTTTCTAGAGAACTAATGTTATGTAGGCAGTTTCTTTCTCATATGAGAGAACGTTTTCCTAAAACAAGAATACTATACAAAATAGGTAATCACGAAGAGCGTTGGGAAAAATATATGTGGCTCAAAGCTCCTGAACTTTCTGGTGTATCTGACTTTCAAATATACGATATATTAGATTTTGCTAAATATGGTATTGAAGAAATCAAAGGTAAACAAAAAATAAAAGGTGGCAAACATCTTACAATTATACATGGGCATGAAATTTTTGGGGCTAATGCTCCTGTAAATTTTGCTAGAACTTTACAGACTAATTTAGGCGTTTGTACCATAGCTGGTCATAGGCATCAAACATCTGAACACGCCTTTAAAAACGCAGATAATAAGCACACACATTGTTGGTCCTTAGGTTGTTTATGTGATATGCAACCAGAGTATGCTGTATTTAATAAATGGAATCATGGATTTGCTACAATAGAATTATGTGGTAATGTATTCAATGTCGATAACAAAAGGATTATTGACGGAGAAATATATTAATGAAACATATTGAGCCTCATAGTAAATTTGGTGCAAATATTAGAAAAGTTATTAATATGTGCGTCTGTTGCCAAGATCAGTATCAAGCTGGTATGGTTCCTTTAGGCTCTGCTAACTTTAAATATATATGTCCTGATTGCAATTTTGTTACCTTTGGATATGAACCAGATAGAAATGAAGATACAGGAAATATACATTGTCCAGATTGTAAATCAGAAAATGCTGCATGGATAATGAAAGAACTTATTGAAGGAGAATTAGTCAAAGGCGGCTTTGGTATTTGTCCTAAATGTACTGGTAAATTAAGAAGTGATAGAATGGCTCTTATTGAAGTACTTGATGGTACAGAAACTAGAACAGGCAAAATTTATTTTGTAAAAACTCCTCCATTCCTACAAGAATATTTCGATCAAGGTGAACGAATTGTTAATATAGAGAAATCGTCATGCGAAAAAATTGGGTTGGGAAAGAAGTCAAAGTAATTTGGTTAGATATTACTGCAGATGTTCATACTACAGATGCAATAAAACCTGAAGTCTCTACTACTCTTGGATACGTTGAGTATCAAGATAAAACTTTTATAAGAATATTAACAACAAGATATACTGTATTAGATATAGCTGATAAAATTGCTATACCAATTGGGTGTATTAAAAAGATAGAGGAAATATAATTGAAGGTTTTAGTTGCTTGTGAATACAGTGGAACTGTAAGAGATTCTTTTTCTAATCTTGGTCACGATGCTTGGTCATGCGATCTACTTGAAACTGATGTTCCTGGTAATCATTATAAAGGTAATGTTATAGATATTATAAACGATGGATGGGACTTAATGATAGCTCATCCACCATGTACATACCTTACTAATTCAGGAGTTTGTCATTTACATAAAGATCCAAGAAGATGGATTGATTTGTTTGATGCTGCTGACTTTTTTAAATCTTTATTAAATGCAAATATACCAAAGATAGCTATTGAGAATCCTATCATGCATAAATATGGTAAAAAACTTATTGGAGTAAATCAATCACAAGTTATTCAACCTTGGATGTTTGGTCATACAGAACAAAAAGCAACTTGTTTATGGTTAAAAAATTTACCATTGTTAAATGAAACAAATAATGTTAAAGACAAAATGATGTTATTAAGTAAAAAAGAAAGACAACGTTTATATCATTTACCATCTTCTAAAGATAGATGGAAAATTAGATCTATTACTTTTAAAGGTATAGCAAATGCTATGGCAGAACAATGGGGTAAAAATATAACTAAGGAGGCAATGCAATGGAAATAAAGTTTACACAAGGTAATCAATCAATGACATTAAAAACTGATGGTGAGTCAATAGGAGACGCTATTGAATTAGCACAAAAAGTTATTGGCTGGGCATTTGAACAGGTAATTGAATTACAATTAGTTGAAGAAGAAGATAATAATATTTACTGCGAAGGAATTGAACCTTCAGAAGAACGAGAAATTGATGGGCTGTAATGATTAATGATCAAGATAAAATAATGATTTATGTTATATTAGGTATAACAACTTTATGTGCATTAGTTGATATAATCTTAAATTAAGAAAGGAGAATATAACTTTTTTTAAACGACATAGTTGATAACTAAGAGGGAGCTTACGCTCCCTTTTTTTATTTGTCCAACTTAATTACTTTAACGTAAGTTGCACCTCTGTAGTTAAGAGTCACTTCCATGTCAATCTCCCATGTTAGTGCGTTCCTTCACTCACTATGAGTTACTTCCGACCCAAAGGTTGAACGATCTTATTAATACCAATATATGAATATCAATTTCATGTAAAGTTTATAAGCATCTTACTTAAATAATAAATAAGACCTCCCATAAATATTGCATACAAGAAAAACTCTATATCTTCCCAATTCATTACTTCTCCTAATCGTCTGATAAAGATACCCAAATCATTATTACACAAACTACAATCATTATTACAAAGCTAAGTTCAATAAGAGAGTCTGCACCTAATTTATCAATATACATTTGATTAATTTAATAGAAATATATTATGCATTTTATTGCATGATATTTCTATACCTAACATTTCTGAAGCTTTTTGAAGAAGACTACTTCTATCTATTGGTTGATCAACCTTTACTATTACTTCTTTTTTCGTATCACTATCAATTATCTTATACATAGACATAAGTTTTCCTCATTGTTAATTGTTAAAAAAAAGCAGTTTAATCTCATACTTAGGAGATGTGGTTAGTAGCAACGAGTAATGACTATTAAACGAAATCTTTGTATTTTTTTATTATAGTTTCAGCTTTATATCTTTTATCTACTATAATTCCATTAGATTCAAAGTAACTAATTAATTCTTTCTTACTCATATTTTCTAATATTACATTATCAGTAGATTCTTTGTCATCTATAAAAAATTTTTTTATTAAATAAATTAATCTATTCATCTCGTTCCTTATATTTTAACTGTTTATTTTCTATATAGAAGTCTCCTATTCTAGCCTTCCAAATCATAGCTTTGCCGCCTCTAACCTTTTTTACTTTACGCCAGGACCATAACTCTAATGGTGCGTGTTCCAACCATTTCATTACAATCTCTTCTAAATCCATTATTTTATTAATATGACCAGACCAGTCTTGTCCTGTAGATTGTATAGCTATGATTCCATCTTTAGAATCAATAGCTATTATATCTATAAACCCAAATAGATCTTGTCTTATGCCAAATTTACCTCCGTATTGTTGAAACTTTTCAACAATGCCACATATTCTGCCTTGATTTCTCATTGCTTTTAATGTTCTTTGTGTCGGTGATATACCAGCCATTATTCAATCCTTTGGTTGCAAGCATAACATCTGTATACTTTGCCTTTTTCATTGTCAACATGATTAAGTGTTCTTTTATCTTGGGCAAAATCAAAGTGTTCTTCAACAGCTTCTTTTATTTGCTCGACAATATCTGGTCTTTTAAAAATTAATATTGTCATTACTTTATCTAAAACATGAGCCTCCCATTCAGGAGCTGGAGATAAACTTTTCTTACCAACCATGTCTGTAAATCTAGAACACATACCTTCATAAACAATTTTATTTGCTTTTGATTTATTTTTCATTTTTTATAATGAGTATGTATCTTGGGAAAGATAGATCTTTTTTTTGCTAACTTCATTGGATAACCAATTTTTAATAAGCATTTATATACACTATTTTCTGATATAAAATCATCATGGAAATCAGGCAAATAAAGCCTACTCATCTTTCTAAGATAAGTAGACTTCTTGCCAAAGACCTGGTAAAAATCCCAAAATAAAATACAAGATACTTTATATTTAAGTATTTCATCTTCTATTTTTTCTACTTCATTCTCCCATTTTTTATCAGTATATTTATTTAATCTTAGATACTTTTCTTTTTTAGAAAGGGTCATTTTTCTTATACCTCTTTTGTTTAAACGATTGATATTCAGCCATCGAAAGAAATTTATTATGAGGCTTATTAAACATCATATGTATTTCTCCCGTTGACCCTCCTCTGTTAGCAGCAACTCTAACTGTACATTGTTCTACATTTGGATTAATCCAAGATGGTTTAGGTTCAACAGCTATTGTTGGAGGACCTATAAACATAATGATATATGCATCTTGCTCAATAGCACCAGAGTCTTTTAAATCATGCATCTCTGGCATTGGAGCTAATATAGATCCGTCTTTACCTTTAAATGGTCTGCTAATTTGTGACAAAAGTATTACAGCTACTCCTGTTTCTTTAGCTGCAATTCGTATTTGATTAGTCATATACTGTATTTCATACGCTCTATTCTGAAATGACATTCCAGGTGTCGAGCTAATAATTTGTAGATAATCTACTATAGCAAATTTAATATCTTTATCCGTTGAGTATTCTCTTATTTTAGAACATATAGATTCTACAGTTTGAGCTGGAGAGTCTTCTATATACAATGGACATTTTGATATTATCTCTGGTCCATTAGATATAAATTTATCTATTTGTTCTTCAGATAAATTACCTAGCTTTAGATCTTTATTATCTATTTCAGATACATCTGATCCTGCTTTTTCTAGTAATTCTTCTTTGTCCATCTCAAGTGAAAAAATAACAGTAGGTATTCTTTCTACAACAGTAGAAAAGATAGCTTCATTTAGAGCTAATGTTGATT